AGGAAGAGGAAGCTCGAAGTCATCTTATTGGGGCGAAAAGGTACCAGAATTATTAGAAAACAATCCGAATTGGTGTGCAATAGTTATTAGAAAGGTAGCAAATACATTAAATCAGTCTGTTAAGCCACAAATAGAATGGGGAATAGATAAATTAAGTGAAGTCAATTCAAAAATAAAAAGCGATTGGAATATACCTAAAAGTGGTCTGGATATTACAAAAAAATCGACTAACCAAAAGATATATTTAAGAGGAGCAGATGATCCAGGAAAAATAAAATCAATAAAACCTCCTCCAGGTAAATACATAGCCATAGTTGTTTACGAAGAATTTGACCAAATGAACGGAATGGAGGACGTTCGTAAAATAAATCAATCCGTTAAGCGTGGTGGAGATATATTTATAGAATTAGATGTATTTAATACACCAAAGAGCAAACAACATTTTGCAAATAAAGAATTATTAATACCTAAGAAAGACAGAATAATACTTCATACCACATATTTAGATGTGCCAGACGAATGGTTGGGACAGAAATTTATTGATGATGCAGAAGAATTAAAAAGAATTAATCCAAAGGCATATGACCATGAATATATGGGCGTTGCTGTTGGTGAAGGTGGAGCAGTATTTGATAATTTAGAGATAAGAGAAATAAGCGATGAAGAAATAGAAGGTTTTGATAGAATTTATAATGGAGTTGACTGGGGTTGGTTCCCTGATCCGTGGGCATTCAATAGAATGTATTTTGATATGGCAAGGAGAACTTTATATATTTTTGATGAAGATGAAGCAAACAAGAAAAGCAATAGGCAAACCGCAGATATATTAATGGAAAAGCACGGAATAACAAGCGCAGATTTGATAATTTGTGATAGTGCTGAAAAGAAATCCACCTCAGATTATAATGGTTTTGGTTTGTTCGCAAGAAATGCCGAGAAAGGTCCTGGTAGTGTGGAATATAGTATGAAATGGTTGGCGGGTTTATGCAAAATAGTAATAGATCCAGTAAGATGCCCTAAAACAACAACAGAATTTAATGATTATGAATACGAAAAAGATAAAGAAGGAAATGTTATTACAGGCTATCCAGATAAGGATAATCATCATATAGATGCTGTTAGATATGCCATGGAGCCAGTTTGGAGAAAGAGGGGGCAGTAATGTTTGAGAAAATTAAGAAATTCATAAAGGAAGTGATAAATAGAATGTTATCGAATGATAAAGTTAGTAAAGCGATAGGAATTAGAGCTTGTATTTCTTCAGATATGACTAAAAAGATTGAAGAATGGAGAGATATGTATAAGGGTAAAGCTCATTGGGTAGATAATGATGCGGTTTATTCATTAAGATTAGAGCAAGGAATATGTAAAGAGTTTGCTAATGTAACCTTAAATGAAATGACCGCTAAAGTAAGCAATGACAAATTAAATAATATATTCGAGAGTGCTATCGAAAAGTTAAATGAGAACTTACAGTCAGGATTGGCAGTGGGTTCTTTTATTATTAAGCCTTTGGGCGAAAACAAAGTTGAGTATATTACAGCAGATAAATTTGTTCCAGTTGAATTTGATTCACAAGGCAGATTAACTAAGGTTGTGTTTATAGCTACTAAAAAGATAGATGATAATAATGTTTATCACAGACTAGAATTTCACTCAGTAGATGCTCGAGGACTTACAATTATCAACAAAGCTTTCCACAGCAATAGTGAAACTGAACTGGGCAAAGAAGTTTCTTTGGAAAGTATTGAAGAATGGAGTAACCTGCATGAACAAGTAATTTATGCAGGTATGCTTAAACCTGATTTTGGCTATTACAGAAATCCTATTAAGAACGAAATAGATAATTCTTTCTGCGGAGTTTCTATTTTTGATAGTGCTATTAATTTGATAAAGAAAGCAGATACACAATTTGGTAGACTTGATTGGGAATATGAATCAGGAGAAAGAGCAGTACATGTAGATGTAACCGCATTACAGGCATCACCTATATTAGGAACAGACGGTAAAACAAAATATGTAATGCCTAAATTAAATAAACGCTTATATAGAGGAATGAATCTCGAGGGCAAGAACGGTGATTTATTAGAGGATTATTCACCAGAATTAAGAGATGCAAACTTTATTAATGGTTTAGAAGAATACAAGCGAGAAATAGAATTTAATGTAGGCTTAAGTTATGGAGATTTAAGCAATCCACAGTCGGTTGAAAAGACAGCCACAGAAGTTAAAGCAAGTAAAAAGAGAAAATACAATACAGTAAGCGCAATACAAAAGAATCTAAAAGAATGTTTAGAAGATCTAGTCTATGCACTAGCCTTCTATAATGCACTTACAACAACAGGATATGAATTCATATGTAATTTCAAAGATAGCATCTTAGTAGACGAAGAAACAGAAAGACAGCAAGATAGACAAGATGTGTCAATGGGAGTAATGTCCAACTTAGAATATAGAATAAAATGGTACGGGGAAGATGAAGACACTGCGAAAAAAATGCTACCGCAACAAGCATAAGTAATTGAATAGAGGTGATTAGATGTCACCACAGGAGTTAGAGAAAGTGCCTATTCGGTTTGAAAAGTTAATGAGCCAATTAGAAGAAAGAGTAATGTCTGATATAGTAAGACGAATAAAAATAAATGCAGAAATTACATCTTCAGCAGATTGGCAAATTAATAGATTAGTTGAGTTAGGTAAAAGCAAAGAGGAGATAAGAAAGTATCTTAAAGAAGCTTTGGATTTGTCTAATAAAGAGATAGATCAATTGTATGATGAAGTTCTTGAAAAAGAATATGTCAGAAACAAAGATGTATATAAATTGAAGGGCAAAGACTTTATTCCATTCGCACAGAATGACGAATTAAGGCAACTTATAGGAGCTACCCTTATACAGACTAAGGACCAGTTAAAAAACATCACACAAAGCACAGGATTTATTAAAATAGAGGGTGGTAAAAAGGTAAATATTCCACTTACTCAGTTTTATCAAGATACTTTAGACAATGCGATAATGGATATTGCTACTGGTACATTTGATTATAATACAGTATTAAAACGAGTAGTAAATGAAATGACTAATTCAGGACTTAGAACTATTGATTATGCAAGTGGCAGAGCTTATAGAGTTGAGTCAGCTGTAAGAACAGCAGTAATGACAGGAATAAGTCAAATAACAGGACATATATCTGAGCAGAATGCAAAAGACTTAGGAACAGAATATTTTGAAGTAACAGCACATGGAACAGCAAGACCGTCGCACCAACTATGGCAAGGTCGAGTATACGATATGAAAGGCTTGATTGAAATATGCGGTTATAAAACTGTTACAGGATTAAAAGGGGCTAATTGCCGACATGATTTTTATCCGTTTTTTCCTGAAATAGACGAAAGAACATACACAGACGAGGAATTAGAAGAATGGGCAAAAAGAGAGAATACACCTAAAGCATATAGAGATAAGGAATACACATCATACGAAGCAAGCCAAAAGCAACGAAAAATGGAATTGCTTATGAGAAAGCAAAGACAAGATATTAAGCTATTAAAAGAGGGTGGAGCAAATGAAAACGATGTAATATCCGCACAAGCAAGATATAGAGCTACAATGAGTGAATATGTAGAATTTAGTAAGACGATGGATTTACCACAGCAGATGGCCAGAGTATATGGAGATGGATTAAAGAACATAGACAATGGTGGTAAGTTGAAAAACAATATCAAAAATGATATAATACTTACCAAAGATGAAGAATATGCATTAAAGTCTTATATATCTTCTGAAAGTTATAAAATAAATGAAAAGTTAAGAGATAATGTTGAGCTAAGTGAAACAGATAAAATACTAGTGAAGAATTTAGATAGCAGTTTAGATAAGATGCCTAATTTTAATGGTTTACTTAGTAGGTCATTGAAATTAGATGATGAACAATTGGAAGAGTTTTTGAAAACTCATAAAGTAAATTCGGAAGTAACATATAAAGCTTATACATCTATGACAAGTGCTAAAAGGTACAATTCATACAGCAATATTGAAGAGTATGTATATTCTACAAAAGCCAAGGATATTTCAGAATATAATTCGGAAGAACAAGAGAAATTATACAAAAGAAATTCTAGGTTCAAGATCAAGGAAATAGAGAAAATAGGTAATACATATCATATTTTATTGGAGGAATTATAATGAGCGAAAAAGAAAAGCCATTCAGTGCACCAAGATGGAATTTCGATCCGAAAGCAAAAGTAATAGGATATACAGAACAAACAGAGGAAGAAAGAAAAAAATCCAAAGAAACATTAGATAAAATATTAAAAGACAGAGGTATAAAGAAATAAGGCATTATACGAATAAATGTATAGTGCTTTTTTATTGTCCTAGACACGACGTTAAAAGGTCTATTTTTTATGCTTAAATTTGACTACTGCGGTCGTAACAAGGCAGAGCACAAGAGGCGCAACCTCGTAAAAAAGCGTAGTGTAGGAAAGGAAGTAACATGAAAAGAGAGTTTTTAGAAGGCTTAGGGCTTGAGAAGGACGTAATCGACAAGATTATGGATGAGAATGGTAAGGACATTACCAAAGAACAGAACAAGTACACAGCTTTAGAAACGGAAAGAGACAAGTACAAAGAGCAATTAGAAACAGCTCAAGCAAGTCTTGAGGAATTCAAGGATGTAGATGTCAAAGAGTTGAAAGGTAAGATTGAACAACTTAATGCAGACATTCAAACAAAGGACACAGAATATCAGAAGAAAATAGCAGATATGCAATTTGAAAACGAATTGAAAGATGCAATAACACAGTTTGGTGGAAGAAGTGTTAAATCAGTAACGGCCGAGCTAGATATTGACACCTTAAAAGCATCTAAAAATCGTAATGAAGATATTAAGAAAGCGTTAGAGTCATGCAAAGAACAGCATGGCTTTTTATTTGGTTCAGATGAACCTATTAACAATGCAAATGTAGGTTCTACACAAGGTGCTACAGGAGATAATACAGCCTTAAACACTCTTAGAACTGCATTTGGACTAGAAACAAAATAATGAAAAGGAGAGATGAACAATGCCAAATACAATAGCATTAAGCAAAAATTATATAAATTTATTAGATGAGGTTTATAAAAAAGCTTCATTAACAAGTGTTTTGGATAGTGATCCAACTTTAGCAAAAGCAGGAGCAAACGCAAATGAGATTTTAATTCCTAAATTATCAATGGATGGATTAGGAGATTATGACAGAAATAGCGGATATACAAAGGGAGATGTAACACTTACTTACGAAACTGTTGCATTTAACTATGATAGAGGTAGAAAATTTGAAGTAGATACTATGGATAACGAAGAGACTGCAGAAGTTGCGTTCGGTAGACTTGCGGGAGAATTTTTGAGAACAAAAGTTGCTCCAGAAGGTGATGCGTTCACTTTTGCTACTTTAGCAGGAATTGCAAACATTTCTAAAGTTTCAGCAGGTGCTACATTAGCAGATGGAGAAGCTGTAATGGGAGCGCTTAAAGTTGGAAACGATCAAATGGATGAAGATGAAGTGCCTGAAGAAGGAAGATATTTATTTATTACTCCAACAAATTTATCTGCAATCAAAGCATTAGATACAACTAAATCAAGAGAATTATTAGATGGTTTTGCTGGAATTATCAAAGTTCCTCAAAGCAGATTCTATACTGCAATTAAGTTAAATAGCGGAAAAGATGGAGAAACAGCAGGAGGATACGAAAAAGCTGAAGGTGGTAAAGATATCAACTTCATGATTGTACATAAACCTGCAGTTATTAAATTTAACAAACATACCGCATCTGATATTATAACTCCTGAAGCTAACCAAAATTCAGACGCTTGGATGCAAAAATATAGAAAATATGGTCTTGTTGATGCTTATGAAAATAAAGTAGCAGGAATTTATCTACATCACAAGGCATAAGGAGGGTTACTATGGGAAAAATAGTAGGATTAGTTATTAAAAACGAAAAGAAAGTTCCTAATGCTAAAAATGAAAATAAAATTCCTGATGCTAAAACAGGAGAAAACGGAGATAAGAAGTAGAAGGAGTGAGGGCATTGAATAACTATACAGATTATGACTTTTATAAGAATAAATATGGAGGGGATTTGGTGCCCTCTAATGAAAAATTCGAATTCTATTGTCGAAGAGCTACTCAGTACATAAAAGCTAATACACTTGGCAATTTAGATGAAGCCAACATTCCTGATGAAGTAAAAATGTGTTGTTGTGAATTGTGTGAGCTTAATTATGAGCTTGATAATAACAATAAACCTAAAGGAATACAATCTGAAAAGGTTGGAGAATATTCTATGACTTTTGAATCAACTCAAAACATAAAAGCGTCATACGAGAAAGACCAAAATAAAATTCTTAGACTCTGGCTAGCTGATACAGGACTTTTATATAGGGGGTGTTAATATGTATACAAATACAGATATAACCCTTTATTTATACTCCAATGGAGCATATAAAAGAAAATGTATAGACAAGGCGTTTTGGGATGAGAGAAAGGCAAGCAATGTTCTTAAAAGTGGTATGTCAAATGCTGATAGTGTTAAGATATTTATTCCTTATACTGAAGATATAGAATTTACTCCTGCAAAAGATATAATAGCTTATGGTATTGTCAAATATGAGATTAATACCGAAAGCGAAAAGACTATTGCAGAGAGTAAAAAACATCTTCAAAGTAATTATAATGTAGTTACGATTTCAAGCTGTGACAAAAAGCTGTACGGCAGTAAAAGAATGTGGCACTATGAATTGTCTTGTAAGTAGGTGATAATATGAAATTTAATGGAAGGCTAGAAATAAAGCCTACAGATATATTACTGAAAAAAAGAGAACTGCAAGATATGGGTAAGGTCCAGAAATACATCGATAGTGAATGTATAAGGCGAATGAAACCTTATACTCCTATGCTAAGCGGTTTGCTTGTTAAATCAGCAACGATAGGAACTGTTATAGGTAGCGGAGAGATACATCAGAATACACCGTATGCAAGGTATTTGTACTATGGTAAGTTGATGGTATCTTCAATTACTGGTAGTTCCTATGCTAGCAAAGGAGAAAAAAAGGTTCTGACAAGTAAAGACTTAACCTATAACAAAAGTGCTAATCCTAATGCAGGAGCTTTTTGGTTCGAACGAATGAAGTCGGATCATAAGAATAAAATCTTAAAAGGTGCACAAGAGATAGCTAATAGAGGTGGATAGAATGAATATAATTGAAAAGACAAGGGATATCCTCGCGAATTACGAGGGGATAGAACAATTCACAAATGAATTACACGTTGATTTTACTGATGAAAAGGCAGACAACTACGGATTATCTTCTACCGGAGATAGTTTGATAAAAGAAGATGTATTAGGGAATCAGATAAGACAGCATAATTTTGTACTATATGCAAGGAAAGATGCCTTTGAGGACTACAATCGACTTGCAAATAGTACTTTTTTATTAGAGTTAGGCCATTGGCTTGAAAGTCAAAAAGGTCAAGAGATAAGTGTAGGAGATAAAACTGGTAAGATAACAAAGATGTGGAGTGCCAACGGAATGCTGTATGAAATTCCTAATGGGGACATAAACAACGGAGTACTTTATCAGTTGCAAATCTATACACAATATGAAACGAAGGAGGTATAAAAAATGATAGAAAGAAAGTATTTGGCACACTACATTGATGCCAATTTCAGTACAGGAGAAGCTTCGAATTATAGACTTGGTAAAGATCTGGAAGAATATAATATAGAGATGAACGGAGATGTCGAGAAAAGGAAAAATATATGGGGAGAACAATCTGTGCAACATAAAGGCTATGAGCCTCAGTCAAGTGTAGAAACATTTTATCCTGATTTCGACGATACGTTATCTGAAAAATTATTTGAAATAGCTAACGAAAGATTAACAGGCGACAATGTAAGGACAACTATGGTAGATGTTACATTTAAGCCTGATGGTTCTGTGGTATCTGCGTATAGAGAAGAAGTTGTTATTGATGTAAAATCATTAGGTGGAAACACCATAGGAATTAATACGCCTTTTGAAGTGCACTACGCAGGTAATAGGGTAAAAGGAAGTTGGGATATATCCACAAAGACTTTTACACCTGATACAGCTACAACTAATACAGTTTCAGAGGAATAATTAGGGGACAGTTTTCTGTCCCTTTTATTTTTAGGAGGTAGTTACTATATGGAGGCAACATATATAAAAACAATGGATTTTACATTTGAAAATGTGAGTATATTAAATGCATCAAACGAAAGCGAATTAGCGAATTTGATAAAAGAGGGCAAAGTGATAAAAATAAATAATTTCGGAGCAATTGAGTATATAAATTCGAATTATATTATGTTTTATCAATTAAGGAGGTAAATATGGATAGTTTAAATTTTAATGAAGGTTATAAAGAATTAGCTATAAATGGAGATGAAAGTAGAGTTATTAGAATCGACTTAACAGACTACGGAATGTTAGAGAGATTAAATGAAAGTTATAAAAAAATAGATGAATTTCAAAAGAATTGCGAAGATATTAATATTAATGCGGACGGCACTCCAGCAGATAAATTGAATGCTAGTGCTGAAATGCTAACAAAATTTAGAACGTTAATAGAAGAACAAATTGACTATATTTTAGATAGTAAGGTTTCTAAAATAGTATTTGGAAATAAGAATCCATTAAGTACAGTAAATGGAGTTCCTTTGTATCAGGGTTTCTTAAATGCCCTTGCGCCTTATATTAAAGAAGTAATGCAAAGAGAACAGAAGGAAAGCAAAAAGAAAATTGAAAAATATACGAAGGTGTTGAAAAAATGATAGGAATATTACCTAATACACTTACAGTTGATGATATAGATTACAAAATAAGAACAGATTACAGAATAGTATTGAATATATTTGAAGCCTTTGAAGATGTAGAGCTAAATGAAAGAGAAAAAACAACAGTAATGCTTGAATTATTATATGAAAAGATACCTTCTAATATAGAAAAAGCGATAGAACAGGCTGTATGGTTCTTAGATGGCGGAAAACAATATGAGAATACAAAGAATAACAGAAAGGTTATGGATTGGGAGCAAGATCAATCTATGATATTTTCTGC